CATAGCTTTGTTGTAGGATGCAAGAGCGTTTGTTCTGTTTTGGTCCTGAGCGTTTGCATAGGCATCACCAATGGCTGCCATTGATTCAAGGCCACCAGATGCTGCGCCACGAATACCAGCTGAACCCATTCTGATAAGGAGTTCATTGTTATCTATATTTGATGGCGGTAATGCCATCGGAGATTGGTCTCGTCTGCTTGCAGTTACGCTTGGTGTGTAATTGGTTAGGATAGGCAGTCCAGCTGAAGTGGGAGCTGGTGGCTGCGCTGGCTGTGTCATTGTTGTACCAGAGACATCATCAGCAGCCTGAGCTGAGCTGATTGGATTGAGTGCAGCTCCAATTTGACCTACACGGTCACCAATCTGCTGCAGAATACCAGGCTCTGATGATGCAGTTTGAACTGGTGCTTGATTGTTTTGTTGGTATAGGACAGGTGCTGATGGCTCGATTGGGTTCTGGAGCAGCTGCGCTATACGCAGTGCCTCAGCATCGCTCACTGCTGTGTTCGTGTTCACCATGTCAGGTCCACCTGTATTCGTTTGTGTTTGTAAGTATTGTGCTGCCCTTGTCACATATTGTTGGGTCTCAGCTGGCAGGTCATCAAAACTACCGCCACTCTGCTTCCATCTTGCCGCATTATCTGGACCCCAGTTGTAGGCAACCAGTTTTTCTAAAGGTGTTGTGAAGTTGTGATAGTCGCTGTAGCCAGTCACATATTGGCCAGCGAGTTGACGTGACCTGCTTGGGTCTTGGATGTCAGCTACCGTAAGGTTCTTGGGCATACCGTAGCCCATGTCATGGATGTTCCTAGAAAGGAACTGATATGGACCCATTGCTCCAGCTGGGCTGACTGCTGTTCTCGCACCAGCCTTGTTAAGATGTCCTGTTTCTGCAAACCGGATAGCATCAAGTAGAGCTGGTTGCGACAACTCTGAATTATTCAGGATGCCGATGCTCATATATCACTCCAACAATTAGAAACCGTATGGATTATTGCCGAAGCCCATGCCCATAGAGCCAAAGTTGCCGCCATATACTGGTGCAGCTTGAGGCATTGCTGAAGGCTGTGAGAAGTAGTTCGCTATCTTGCCGCCAAAGCCAAAGCCTTGCATTGCACCACTAAGACCAGCCATCGTTGGGTTCACGAGATTGGGTGTATATCCTGATGAGGTGCGTGGGGCTTGGCCGAGGATACCTGCGTTATAAGCGTTGAGCTGGTCCATTTCGAAGTCACGCTTACGCTCGAATTGGTCACGAGTATCGTTCATCTGGTTCTGTTCATCTGTTCTGAACGCACCACCAGCTGCAGTCATTCTGCCGCCAGCTGCACCTGCCTGGTCGAAGCCTAAGCCGTAAAGGCCAGCAAGGTTCTTGTTAGCTGTGGTCATGTTGTTGAGTTGGTTCTGCTGCGCTGCAAGTGAGCGTGAAATAAGGTTGTCTTGGATAGACGCAGCTGTATCAGCCTGACGGTCTTGGTAGCCTCGTTCTAAGACTGCCTCTGCTACACCCCTTCTGCTTGAATTGGTGTTGCCTGAGTTAGACGCAGACAAGCCAGTACCTGGAAGCTGATTTTCCATAAGGTTGCGATAATCATCACGCATTGCAGACCGCAATAAGGGGTCTGTATTTGCTGTAGCGTAGTTGATGGCATTACCGAGCATATCCCCAGATGCCTGGGTGTAGAGGTCCTGGTAGTTCTGACCGAAGCCCCTGCCCTGGTTCATAAAGGTAGAAGCGTCAGCTGCACCAGTTGTGCCTGTGTTGTACAGCGTATTGTAACCAGCAGTCTCCATAGGGTTCATGGAGGCGTAGGTTGGTCCTTGATATGCGCCTGTGGCTAAGATGTCGTTAAGAGCACCTTTACCTCTGGACATCATGTCTGTGATGTATGGACGAGCATCGGTGTAACCCTGATTGCTCATTGCATTGGCTCGGTCCATTGCCGCAGCTTGTTTCTTAGCGGCTTGATTGGCCATTACGCCGCCAATGACAGCTCCAGCTATTTGTCCCCATACCATGTTCTTAATTCCTCATATTTATACATCGACCCAAGCTGTCCCGTTATAGACAACAAGGCCCTCTGAGCTGTCGCCCAATGGGTCCCACGGGCTGATGTTGTATTTGAGCATCCCTTTAACTGGATTTGCTGGAGGCTCATCGAGCACTTCCACACCAGCTACAGCTAGTGAACGAATGGCTGCTTCTAGTCTTTGCAGCTCATCTTGTAGATATCTTGCGTAGCCTTCATCTAAGACTGGGGCTTTGCCTCGCAGATAGCCGTTGATGACCACATGGGTCTTATCGTTCACTGCCATGCTATATTCTTCCTGTTGTGGTCACATCCACATCAAATCCAGACAGCTCGAAGTCTGCATAGTCAGTGCTGGCTTTGCTGAACTTGTAGCTTAGGTAGCGACCAGATGCTCTGCTATCTACTTTGTAGTCAGCTGAGATGTCGAAGGTCGCTGTGGTTGTGTATGTGGGCGTATTAGACGGGATATCAGATGCGCCAAACTCAATGGTCAGCGTGGTGTCCGTGCTGTTCTTAGTGGCCACCTGGGGTAACATTCGTGTTACCACTTTGTAGCCGTCCAGCGGGGTTCTTATCTCATCTAAGTCTAGGCCGATACGCTCGACAAATGGGGGCTTGGTCGCCTCACTGTCTATATTGAAGGCCATAGACCCTTCATCACTAAGGTCCAGCCCGTAAAGTTTATCACTGCTGATGCTGTTACTGCTATCGTCTGCACCAACCATAAGGGTATGTCTGTTGAAGCTGTCTTCTTGGTCATAGTAACTCCCACCAACGGTGTTATAGACACCAGTCGATGCTGCATAAGTGCTGACTGTGTTCACATTGGCACTCGCTCCAGCGGACACATTGGGTAAGTCCATGAAGCTCCAGCTGCCATTGCGGATATTGAATACGGCTGCTCTGTTACAGCGTGGTGTATCTGGATAGCTAACCAAGCTGTCGCCAGACTGGTAGCAGAAGTAGATTTCATCCAAAGCTTCGTTGTGTAGTACAAAGCAGCGGTCTGCGTTCTTCTTGTTCAGACCAGTGAAGATGAACTTCCTTGTCCCTTCAGCGCAGATAGATTTCTTGGTGACACCATCGTGCATATAGATGTCGTTAGAGCCAAAGACATAGTGCTTGTTGTCGGCCTCTACCACACAGTTTTGATTGATAATGCCTTCATCTGAGAAGAGTTTACGGAAGTTGAAGATAAATGTGCCGCCCACAAATTCCATCAACACAGCTTCTGTTGAGCTGTAGACAACAAAGTTTGTGCCTAGCTCAGCTCCATCGATGATTGGGGTTTGCATTTGCACCAGGTCATTAAAGCCAGCAGATTTGGTTGTATCTGTTTCATCCCAGCTATCTGGTACAGCGTTTGCCGATACGATATTGGAGAAGCGTACACGGTTCGGAAAACTGGTACTGCCCTCAGTCATATTGAGTGCAAGCAAAAAGTCACCGAAGGGACGCAAGGCATCTGTACGCCAAGTGCTCGTCCAGTTCGGCAAGTCACTAAAGTTAGTGCCAGCTGGGAGCCGGTGAACCGGCACTCTATCTGGGCGATTGACGTACACCACATCTGCAAGTGTGCTTATTGTGAAGGGCCTGGGGTCTGACGAGCCGGTTATGGAACCAGAACGGTCTGTCACTGTGCCGTTAGCATACTCATGCAGCTCATAGTCATCAGAGACCATAAGAACTGTATCGAAGCCAGAAGACGGTACAATGCCGAAGGCTCCACGAGGGTCAAAACCTAAGCTGTCTTTGATTTTTCGGAAGACAGGAGCACGCCGCACCTTGTTCTCGTCAAACCTCACATTGTTGCCTGAGGTAAAACCTGTGATTGGCAGGTTGTAGGCATTAGGGTCTGTCAGGATGCCTGTGTTACCCAGACCCCTAACAGGAAGTGTTGTACTTGCCATGACAACACCTCGTTATGTCTTGATAATGTAATTAAGGATGATGGTCGGCTGCGTGATGTTGTGAGCGTTACCACCGCCTGTATTCTGCGTGATAATCTCAGTACCGGAGTATGTGGATGAACCACCACCGCCATACTGAACCCCGTTATCCAGGCCAACCTGTACCCTTGCTCTAGTGCCAAGCGAATGAGAGTGAGCTGGGATTTCTGATGTCGTCAGTGTGTGGCTCTCTGAGCCGCCTGTGGCACCTAAGGTATCGCCATTGATTGGTGATGTAAGGCGGTTGGCTGAAGTACCACCCATATCGTCTTGACCAGCAATCACACGGCCCCTCAAGTCAGGGACATTAAAGTTTGTGGCGTCCCCGCCATAGGTCGTTCCGATTGCTGTATAGAGGTCGCCATAAGTTG